ATCCCACTGCGCAGTTGCTGTGTTATATTTCCACACCGCGTACCGTAGATACCTCTGCGCATCTGCTGCGACAAGGCTCTCAATCCACATGCGATATCGTTTGCCATCTTCAACTACAAACGCACTGGAAGTTCCGTGCTCGAAAAATACTCGATTGCTCGTGCCCACCCCATTGAACCAAGATTCCGGATAAAATGCCGCCGGATGGCTCAGAAGTGCACCAAAGATTGCCCCCTGCCCACGAACTTGAAGTCCTGCAAGCGCCATATCTTGGCGAAGTACAATCGCTGTGTGAGAGGCAGTTTGCGTGGTGAAATAATTAGATGCAGTAAACTCAAGGCTCACCGCCATACATCCAGCACCGGCTGCAAATGCGCTGGATGGAGTATCGCCGTAATCAATTCTCCCATTTGGGGTGGTGTTGGAGAGAGTCAGATTGCCGATGGAGGTAACAATCGGAGCCCCAGCTCCGCCACCAGTCACTTCTGTCATCACAGCTGCAAGTTTATTTGTCGCTACCATATTAGAAGAACTCCACAATAGTGAAATGCCCGATTAGCCCGTACGGGGTTTGCTGTTCCGCTCGGTTATAGACGCGCAGATTTGTGCTAGATGTGAGCGTACCTTTCAACATAAGCCCCTGAACGTCGGCGGAAAGCGAGGACCCCCCTCCTTGGTAGCCGCGAAACTCAAGGATCGTCTTGCTGAGATCGACGGATGTGATCGCAGTATCCAAATACGCCCCTTGATTGGTGCCTGACAGAGTTACCGCGACTTGCTGAATAGACTTAATCGGAGCCGCGTATTCAACCAATTCCCATGTTGCTGATGCTGCAGAAGTAAGCGTTGTACCAACTGCGTTGAGCATTGACACCGTAGTTGCGCCTGTAAGCTCCACTCTAGTGCTGACATACGAGCTCGACCATAGCCCCGGGGTGGTATCCATCAATTTAATGACGGAGCGCGTCGTATCTACCGCAGTCACTGTTGCCGTTGCAGGGTAGGCTGTACTTGAAATCGTCCCCCGCTGAACGCTCTTGATTGCAGCGCCACCCCCTAGGAATGTAGATGCGTTACTCATGCCAGCCTCCAATCACCTGATGCAGACAAATACTCAAACACGAACTTGCGATTAGCAATATCTAGCGTCATGTCCTGCGAAAGCCCCATGATCGTCTTGCCATTGCGACCAACGACCGTAGTCAGCAAGCTACCGGTATTGTAGATAACCACCTCATCACCGTTGACAGGTGCGGCAGGAAGAGTCAGCGTCAGCGCTGCGCTGTAGGAATACCTCGCATTTGATGCGAGCGTAGTGTTCGCAGTGAGGTTGATTGGTGCTGTTGGCTTGAACCGATTTACCAGCGCCTTTTCAAGCTCTATGGGTCTTGCTTCAAACGGAAGACGCTTGCTCCCCTCTATGACCTGAAAGTCTGCGACCGAGAGATAAGACGGGCTTTGGGGGCTACCGTTGGCCCCTGTGTATTCCGAGAGCATTTCAAAGCTCAGGCCGTTTACACAGTCTGCGTAAGTGGGTGTAAAGGTGAATTCGAGTTCTACCGGTTCTGACATTGCGGACGTATTTGACTTTGGCCCGTCGGCAATCCACGTGGCTGTTGCGAAATTATTGTATGCATTGGCTTTGAAGTATCTGAGCCACATCCTAGATGGCGTAGTTCCTGCTGCCATTGCACGGCAAGATACAGTTATTTGTTTGTTCGCCATTGTAAGCGCGTCTTCTGCTGACACTCGCTTTATGTATAAAACGTTTCCACTTCCGCCAGTAGTCGCGGCGAACGCTAGGTAGTGCATTGCACCGGAGCTTGTTCTGGAGTCTTGTATCCCCCCAACTTGATAGATTGCCCCGGAGAAAGTCGCAAAGCCGTAAACATTAGTTATTAGTTCCGCCGCCCCAATGTTGTTTACGCCAAGCACAGCACTACCGGACGCCCCGTTTGGTGACGGGATACGCATACACCCATTTACGAGCTTGTTCTTGCTCGCTGACGTAACAGCGTCAAGCACCGCCTTGCCCGTGCCCGTCAGAAGCCCAGCATTGCCGCCAGCGACCGCAGCGGGGAGAGCGGCACGGATCTGCTCAGCCGTAACGGCGCCCACATTCCCCGCAACACTCTGCACAGGTGCCGCAAGTCCGCCGGGAATGGTAACTACAACCACACCAGCCACATTCGCAACACCTACGCCAGCGCCAACAAAGTTAATTGTGTCAGTGCCTGCGACCGGAGATCCATCATCTTGGAATCTTAGCGCACGCTGCGCATCCTCTGCATTCGCAGCAACTATCGTCCCCAATCCGAGGATTGAGTGCATCCCCTTAGTATCTGGGGAAACGATCAGGGCTTGACCCAACGGGCTAGCAGTCAGGGTACTCTGAGGAACTTCGATTTCAGATCTGCCTCTCGCAGCTACATGTACTTTCAGGCCGGGAGGCAAATCAGCAGCAAAAGTAAGCCTGCGCTCTGCCGCCACATAACCAAAGTTATCGGGAGATGTTTGAATCAGACCATCCACATCCACAGTGAGTTCCGCAACCGTAGGGAACGCCACTGTTGGAAGAATGAATGAGGGGCCATCCTCTGAATTAAATGTGAAGTTCTGCGCATCCGTGGCGCGCACAATCTTCTGAACTGCCGAGCCTGCGGCCCACACATTAGTTGACATAATCCAACCCCTCGAAGATATTGGTTACCAGCGACTGCATTTGCGCTTGCGCTTCCCTTGCCTGATACGCAGCTTCCTCAGCAAATCCAATGCGCCTAAGAACAAACGCAGCGGCCGCGTGGATGATAGCAAAAGGAAACTCCCTTGCGATCCACGAGTCGTAACCAGCCTCAGTTACGTCAGGAATAACATACGCGCCCATGAGGAACTGGTCGGTCTCTTGTGCTGTGCGAATTTGCACAGTATCCCCTGCTAGGTAATACACGTTTGTGCGCTCAAGCCCGTACCCGTCCTTAGTGGCGAATGGAGAGATTGAGCGAATATGATCTCCCGGAGTAGAGTCTGCGTAATTCCTGATATACGCAAATCGCCTGAACCGAGGAAATCTATCCAAGTACATCAGAGAGTGCACATAGTCAACCACCGGCATAGCGATCGCGCGCTCGACAATATCTTTCGGATAATCCTCAGATGTGTGCGCCGCAATTGTTGCTGAGCGAATACCGGAAAGCGCAACTGTGGGCAAATCCGGACGGTTCGTGATGTCATGCACTGCGAGGACTAGTTCAGCTAGCGTCATGGAAATGCCCACCTTTCAGAAGATTATTTGGAGGCGGCTGCCGGGGCTTGTTTCGTGCCAGCGTTTGCGGCTTCGAGAGCAGCTTCCAGCGCAGCGACCTTATCTTTCAGATTCACGACTTGAGCTTCTTGCGGAAGAAGCTCAATCTCGTCAATCTCGTTCTGCTGCGGATCAATCCAGACGCGCCCAGAGCAAGAGAATTCCTTCATGAAGGCATCTCGCTCTGCGGCAGTTCCGAAAAGAATCCAGTTATTCTGTGATGTGAATTCGCCATAGTGGCCTGCGGCATCAGCGCAGCGAACAGCAAGTTTCTTAGCCATGATATTGGTTCCTTAGATTGGATTGGAAAATAGGAACTCCCCCGATGGGGAGTTCCTATGTGGAGCGAGGAGGGTTACGCAGCGGCCGTGAAGTTGTAGAGCACAGCGTTTGCAGGAACGTTCTTGCTCAGGCAAGTCATTTCAGTGGTGAACGTGCCACCGCTGGAATCAGCGCCGTTGTCAGGAACGTGGTTAACTTCATTGCCGCCAGCATCAAACTGCTGAACCAGCGTCTTGGTGCCGCCCAGATAGCCAACACTGAATGCAGCAGGATCAACACAAAGTGCCATCTTGCTCCAATCGCTGTTGGTGTTGAACAACGGATGCTCAACCAGACGCAGAACGCCACGCGGGAACTTGACTGTGGAGAACTGCAAGCCGTAGCCGTTAGTTTCCGGCATCAGTTGGTACGTGCCAACTTTGCGCCCGATGGCATGAATCACGTTGATTGCAGTTGCGCCGCAGAACAGAACACGCGAGCCATCACCGCCACCGCCACCATAAGATACCTGATTGAATACAGGATCAATCGCAGCCAGCAACTGGTCATACGTAGTTGTGGCGCCGAGAGTGGTGGAATTGGTTGCAGCGTAGCTTGGCGGGTAATACGCCAGCGTGCCGATCATGGAAATAAGACCCTCCATCGTGCGAATCGGCTGACCATTACGAGTGCCAGCGAATTTCTGGCCAAAGATCAACGCAGTCTCAATGTTCGTAGCGTGCATATCAATTGCATCTGCACGGCATTCCGAGAGAGAATCCCCGCCAGCGACCTTAGCTACGAGAGCCGCAGTACGAGTTTGAATCCACGAGTTGCGGAAGATCTGCGTATAGTTCTTGATCAGTGTCGGCGTGATCGACAGAGCGGACGGACGCTGCGAACCTTCCTCGAATGCAGTACCAACTTGGTACAACTTCGTGGTGTTACCAATTGCAGCACCGGCGACAGAGCCGAAAGCTCGCACAACAGTCAAGGAAGTTCCATTCGGAACTGCGGTAACCAGAACATGCTCGCCAGTCGCGGCGCTACGAAGGATCGCATTCGGCAGAATCTGCGAAGAGTCGGCAACTGTGAGGGCGGTAGCTACACCATCAGCGACAGCGGCATTCAGAGTCACGCTCGGGAAGATCATTGCTTTCGACCAGTAGCCGTGCTCGGTATTTACAACTCCGGGCTCGTCCTTGATCATGGAGGTCATTGCGAACAGCTGAGCATTGCCGCCGCCCGGCTTGAACTTCGTCAACATTGCGGCAAAAGATTTTTGTGGGAAATCGGTAGGCAGTGAAGCGGTACCGAACAAACCATTTACGATGGCCATAACTTACTCCTTAATTGTCGAGAAAAGATGTCCAATCAATCTGATCGGGCGATTGTTTTGCTTTCACTGGGGTTGCGGGTTTGTTAATCCCACCGAAAGCGTTCTGCAAATATTCCTTGGTTGCCTCAACCAGCTCTTGTTGAGAGGCCCCCGGGAATTGAGTTTGAAGCTGCGCCATCACTGCCTTAGCAACAGGCGCGACTGCTGGCTTCTGTAAAATGTCATTCTGTGCGAAGAGGGAGTCAGCGGCTTGGTGGGATTTGAGCACATTGGGGAGATCTGCGTCGAAGCCAGACTTGAATTTACCGAGGCCGGTATTGACGAAGTTTCCTGACTGCATTGCAGAGGCTGCAAAGACAGACTGCCCGAGGGTATTGAGGAGTTCGATAACAGCTTTCGCTGCACCTTCTCCGCCACCTGCAATAGCAGACTGATGCTCTGGAGTTACAAGAGAACCGAAGTTCAGGTTCTTTGCTTGCGATTGGATATCCTCAGGTTTCAGGGAAAGATACGATGAACCTGAGGCGTTTGCTGCGGAGGGATTCTTTGCCCAGATATCACCAAGCGCATCCAGAGGATTAACTTCTGAGGCGCCTGCGGCGGTAGCTGCTGCGTGTGGGGTATTTGCAGCATTATTAGGTATCGGCTCTTCTACCTTAGTTGGGGCAGAAGTTTGCGGGCCGAATTTCGCTGCGAGAGATGCGAGGATAGACATTTGGAATTACTCCTGAGAGAGAATGAAATCAATGATGGATACTTGACCTTGCATGTGTGCGCGCTCAACTGCGAACTGCACAGGGTCTTGGATTGGATTGACAAATGCCACCTCAAGAATATCTTGCTTGAGCATCTTGAGAGTGGCAACTTGATCGAGCGTAAGATTATTCTTGAACGCCCTCTGGAGAAGTTCCTCCATCGTCGCCGGGGTTTGTGCCGCTTGGCTCATCTGGCTTTACTCCGTAGTCTTGTGGTTTGGGTTGTGGGATGCTGAATTGCTGCTGTTTCTCCATTGCAAACTGAGCTAGCTGACTCCATTGCTGAAGAGCTTGTTCATAATTTCGTTGCTCTTGCGACTTGCGGAACTCATCAATCTCAGCGCCGCGCAGATGCATGAGATATGCGAAGATGTCACCTACATTGTATTCTGCTGCTAGACTCGGAAGTGCTTGCAGAGTCTGGAATGCAACGGCTGTGGACTCTGTATCCATGAGCTTATCAGAGGGAATCAGGCCATCTGAGATCTTGAACGTGAGCGCCGCGTTACGAATGGACTCTGGATTGATTGCGAGAGAGCGCTTTCTATCTACTGATGGAACTGCGCGCGGCTTCTGGAATTGCACAATGTTCGCAAGAACAATCTCCTTGAGGGGGGTGAAGAAGCGAGCTTCGAAGTGCATTGCCATGACTTGATCGCGGCCGTTTGCATTTCCCATCACAGTGTCGAACTCTTGCTTAGTTTTATTCCCCTTCACGAACTGCCCAGAACGCACTGGATTCTGGCCTGTAATCTGGTCAGCAAAGGATGCGAAAAGAGGAAGCTCAGAAAGAGAGGATGCGAGAGAGTCGTTAAAGGGAATTGGGAAATACGCTTGAGATGGAACTGTATTCAGCGTGGCAGATGGGCGAAGGGGAATCTTCGCAACTGCTGAATCCTCCATAAGATGCGCCGAGTCAATCAAGCGCGGATTATAGATTGCGCGATCTGCGACTGCGCGACGCCGCCCTTGGATTGCTGAATTTATCAGGCTCGTCACACAAGATTGAATGGGGACAAGATCTTCTGCAGTGGAGCGAGTTTGCAGACCCTTTCCAAATTCCTTCGCTTGGCACAAAAGAACTGGGATGCGATTGTGCATGTTGGTCATGCGCTCCGCGTAGATCAGCACATCATTATTGATTGTGATGAACTTCCAGATTTGCGGAGTATTGGGAGAATCCGTATTCGTGATGCCCAGATCGGCCGGGCAGATGCGCCCATAGACTGTGAACTTCTCGTAGGAATCAGAGAAGCGGAACTTATTAGATGCAGCTGCTGTGGCTCCATCTGAGAGTCCTGCAATCTGGAGCCAATCAATATCTCCCTTCGTGCCGAGATCTGTGAAGAACTCCGGATTGATGTCAGGAACGTAGTAGCGATTGGAGGCTGCGTCGCTTTCGCGTGCGCGCACATCATTAGGAAGTTTCCCAGATTCAGGCAGCTCTCGCAGAAGAGTGTTTAGCGCAACGCGAGAGATGCATTCAATATACGCAGCGTATTCGCCTTTCGTGGAAACTTCATGCGGCTGAACTCGCGTATCCCACGTGGTGTTATACATATCCAGATGTCGCAACGCGTTTCCGCTCCAATTGTAGCTATTGGTGGTGAATCCGGCGGCGTTATCGGGAGTTTGTTTAATGCCATACGTAGCGCGATTTTCCCAGCTTACCTCAGCGGCAGCGATGTTATATTGGAAAGAATCGCGGAAGTATTTAATGATCTCCGCAACCCAACCTCCATGAACTGCATTCTCTTCCAAGAGAGCAGTGACTTGCTCAGCAGCTTCTGCAGATCCGGGCTCTCCAAGGACTTCCATCATCGGAGATCCTGTGAGGAACACAGATGCCTGATACGTGACTGCGTTCTCAATCTTAGGAGAAATCACCGGCGCGATGATATTACGAAACTTCGTGGGGTCTCCTGAGAGATTATGAAGTTTCGTCATGCGGGTATCTGTGGAAGTATCCAGCTCCCGCGCAGTGATCTTATCAATCTCACGGAAGCGGCTGCGAAGAGTCTCGCGAAGTGGCGTGCTCTTTGTTGCTTCCTTACAGAATCCCAGAATTTTGGCCTGAGCGTCTTTTGTGATCATTACCGTTGCCATTGCAATTCCTTTGTATTAAGTGAAGCCGTCTGTAATCAGACGCCCGGGAGTCTCAGTGGAAATAAGGACATCTGGCGGCATCAAATCTCCGCCAGCAATCTCAATCAATTTAGGTGCCATCTTGCACACATCTAGGATATCATCCACATTATCTGTGCGAGTTGGATCGAATGAGAGGATCTGATTATGAACTTGCGCTCGCACGCGGGGATGCACGAATGCCTCTCCTGCACGATAGATCTGAAGCCACTTGATGATTCCAAGCTCTTTCTTCAGGCGCCCGGATGGAACCTCGAAAAATCGCATCCCTGTGATGCCAAGCTCATTGATGAAATGCTCAATCCAGAATAGAAGAGAGGATTGATACGCAACAGATTCCACACCAATTGCATAGCAGCCATGCTCCATTGCAAGCTCAATTGCAGTCTTAACTTGCTCGCCCGGAGACATTACATCTGAGCGAATATCATGAAGAATTGGAATTGCAGGATCAACGCACTCGAAATATCCGATTGCGGTATCATCAGATTTCTGCTTGCGCCCAGCTGGATCAATGATTACAAATTTGTATAGAGCCACATCATGATCCGAATATGGATAAGCTGGCAGTTTGTCCAAATCAATGAGCACGTTTCTGGCAGCCGACTCATCGTTGAGAACTTCCGCAGCAAAAATCTCAGGATGGCCTGCATCTCTATCTGCCTTATATTCTTCTATTAGTTGGGCAGCTGGCTGAAGATCCTCCCAGAGAGAGGTGCCATCTGATTGTAATCCAGCAGCAATAAATTTAATCCAATTAGGGTCTTTGTTAATCCACTTGAGAATTGAGAATGGGGTGGGATACATGTTCGCCACGAAGATCATCATGGCGCCGAAAGGAGACTTCGCTTTACCGAGGGTACCTAGAATCCAGCGATAGAGCTCTTGAGAAAGCTTCTCTGAATCCGCATCTTCCCGAGTTTGCGCATCTTCTAGGATGATCACATCTGGGCGCTGATGTTTCACGTTCAGGCCGCGCGCAGTACCTCCAGTTCCTACCCCCTTCAGAATGATGCTGCGACCTCGGAAGGTGAATTTCGTGTAGTTCTCCGTGTTCTTTTCTGCGAAGGCTGTCCAGTCGCCGAAGATTGTGCGGATATTATCATGCGAGAGCATGTCCTTGACGTCAGCTAGAAAGTTATTAGCGTGCTCCGCTGTAGCTGACACAACTAAGATGAACTGCTTTCGGGAGAATAGTATAATCCACACTACGAAGAGCTTCATTAGGGTAGTTTTTGCGAACCCTCGCGGAAGCCCTAATCCAAGTTTTGGGAATGTGCGCGGCTGATCCTTCTCGATCAGCCAACTCCACACTGCAAGCAGGATCGGAGGAAACGGAAACTGATACACTTCCGGCATCACTACTTGTGCCAGCATGTTCAGATCCGACTTCATCGCATTTGTTAATTCTTCCGCTTTCGCGGAGATGTATTGCGTCTCGTTTGACATCAGCCGATATCCTCTTGAGAGTTGCTAAGGAGGTTTGTCGCTTGGCTGGCTCTTTCTGAGCTAATCGCGGAATTTTGAACATCTTGGGTCATCCTTTCTAGCGCAGCTACTTGAAGCGGAATCAAGGGAGTCTGGCCGATCTGTACTACTTGGTTATTGGCTTGGTTGATTATGAGGGGATTCTGAGCGCCGGAAGGCAAAACAATTGTTACAATCGGCGCACCTTGGAGAGAGGATGCCGAGAGATCTGCTGGAGCTGTGCGTCGCTTCGCTGAATTCACAATCTGCAAGACCCTTGCAATCTCTCCGGGTTTATGGAGATACGGGATTGTTTCATCAAGCCGAGAGATCAGGCGATCTTCCACAGCATCTAATTTATTATCTCTTGAGATCGCGGCTGTTTGTTTCGAGAGGCGTGCGGCCCTAATCTCTTCCGCATGCGCTGCGGAGATCTGGGAAATATATGATGGATCACATCCTAGTGTGGATGCGATGAGGGCGGGAGAGATATTCTCTGTGAGGAGAGAGATGATCTGAGATGCGAGAGTGGAGGACATAGGAGGGAAACTCCGTAAGGGGGAATGCAGGAGAGTATAATAAGATGCTGGGGATGGAGGATATTATTTAGGGGAGAAAAAATTTCTTAAAAAATTTACAAAATTATTCCTAAAAAATTTACAAAATTATTTTTGTCTCCTTTAGATAGAGAGGCCAGCGTCGCGCGAAAAAGGCCTCCACCCCCGCCTGCGGCGCGCAGCATGCTGCATAGTTGCATAGCTTCATAGCTATGTAGTTGTGAAGGCATGCGCATGCAGCAGGGTTGGAGATGTTCATTAGTTCGAGAGATGAACTAATGTGGCGCCCAGGTGAATGCTGCATTGCACCAATGGCTGCGCTCAGAAAAAAGATTGCATGGAGGGGAGGAATATTTCTTTGCACGTTGGAAAATAGGTGCTATATTAGAAGCTCAGTAGTTGGGAAGTCTAGCAGTTCCGGGCAATTCAGCAGTTTAATTTCAACGGAGGTGTACCATGGCGAGTGTCGGCGGTTTTTCCATAGTTGGCAAAATGTTTGCGCTTGATGCCCACAATGTAGCATTCACGTTTCAGGGAGATAGGCTAATGGCTGATGAGGTATCTTGCGTTGATGGCGTGGCCAGTTCGGTGTGGGTAGATGTAACTGATTGGAGCCGCGCAGAGTTATTCGCTTGGCTCGGGTATTAAGAAGTGAGAATCATTCTCGTTTAATACTTACTTTTAAATAGGAATAAGAATCGTGTATAACTCAGAATGGCAAGCGAATACAATTGGATTCCGCTGCGCAAGCGAGGCGCAAGCTCGCTGCGCAAGCGGGAGAAAAGAATTCAATATCATCTCTACAGCAAGATTTTGTGGTATGATATTGATTGTAGGTGTGGTGGTGAAGTTTATTGGTTCTTTTTAATTCTTAATTCTAATCTAGGAGAAATAGTCATGAATGCAAATGTAAATTCTTTCGATGCGCGCACGGCAATTTACGCAACAAGTGAAGTGCTCGAGGCGGGAGTGGGCGAAGTGGTGCTGCTGGCAAAGGGATCTGCTAGCGCTGGCCGTGAAGGGCGGCAGGTACGGATTCCGGCATTCAATTTGAGTGAGGTGCCGGCGGAGTTCCACACAATTCTCAGCGATGCGTTGTGGGAACAAGCGAAAGAAGTGCTGAGATCGCAATCTGCCTCAACGAAATCCGTAGCAGTGGCGGACTTCAGCGCGCATGCGTTGGCAGCTTCATATGAAGTGGCGCATCGCAAGATAGATTGGAGCCTCGAACTCGGGCGGCTTGAATCCCTGCTGATGGAATTCCAGATAGGGCTCGGAGTTCCGGAGAAAGCCGCGCGAGTGCGCGCGCGCGAGCGCCTGATGGGTGCGAAGATGTTGCGCGCAGCTTGCGAGGCTGGAGAGGGACTCTCGATTGCAATTAAGAATTCCCTAGTTCTCGCAACCGAGAAACTTCTCGGATGGAGCGGACTCCCGGATTGGGCGCCAGCTTCGCTGGAAATATGGATCGATATGCTAGCGCGAGTGGAAGTGACGCAAGAGGATATAATTTAACTAGAAAAGAGGGAATGGCACAAGGGCATTGAGGCATAAGGGCACTGTGGCATATGCCGGAATGCCTTTGTGCCTTTGTGCCTCAATGCCAACCCCCTACCCCTCCCGGACCCCCCCCCTTTTGGCGGTCGCCCGTAACTAAACTACCCTCCAGCGAGTATCTAATTTAACTACCCCCCCCCTATCTCTCCCCCTCCCCAGCAAGAAAAAATTAAAAAATTATTTTTTGTTTTT